GCGGCAAGGCTGTTTTGTTCGGCGACTTCAGCATGTACGCATTCGGCGAACGCCAGGGCTTGACCTTGAGCCGCAACCCGTATGTATATCAGGCTAACGGACAAATTGGTCTGTTCGTGAAACAGAGATTCGGTGGTGCTGTATTACAGACTTTGGCTCTGAAATATTTGACCTTAGCCAATTCATAATCCTGAAAGGGGATAAACAATGAACCTATTAGGAAGAACAAAAATTGTACCCTCGATCGTGCCGGTAGTTTCGTCTTCGGCATTGACTGAGGTTGTAATTGACTGCGCCGGTTTCGACCGTGTCTGTCACATTATCGCTGTGGGTGCGATCGCGACCGGCGGAACGCTGGACTACAAAGTGACCGAAAGCGCCGCGTCCAATGGATCCAACGCGACCGATGTAACCGGCGCCGCATTGACCCAAGTGGCCGAGGCCGGCAAGGAGAAAATCTACGCGATTGACGTTCCTGTCAATCCTGCCAAACCCTACCAGATTGCTGTCGGCGTGGCTGCGACTGCTAACGTTGCTGTTAGCGCTGTAGCTGTCTTGTACGAAGGCTCGGGCACGTTCCCGAAGACCGCCGCAACTGAGGCGATCGTCCTCTAACAAAGTTGGGGGCTACGAAGGTGGGGAGTTCATGCTCCCCACCAAGACCCTCGAAAGCGAGAAATATTTATGGCAGACCAGGTTGTAACAATAACGCAGGACTCAATCGCATACCCGCTTCAAAAGATTCAGTGGGATTGGTTGAGCGCAACCGGCGGTGCGGTGGATTCAGCCGCTTCCGGCTGGTATTGCGGAAAGATCGTCAGGGCAATTATTAGCCCGGATTCCAGCACAACCCAACCAACCGACGCTTACGACGTGACCATTGAAGACGCGGATGGATTCGATATCCTAAGCGGTGAAGGCGCAAACGCGTCCAACGCTGCAGCCGTGCATATCACCGACCCGACGAAAGTGCTTTATGTGAGGTCAAACGTTTTGACCTTGAAAATCGCTAACGCTGGCGACGCTAAAGGCGGCGTGGTAACGCTTTACATTTTGCGCGCCTGATTGGAGTAACCATGAAAGCAGTAAAGATACTGGTTCCGTTCCGGTTTGAGATTGACCATAAGGCGGTTGAGTTTGAGCCAGGAATTGCGGAGTTGCCTGACGAATCGGTTGATGCTTTTATTCGCGCGGGTTATGCCGCCTTGATTGAAGACGAGCCGGCAATCAAGATCGTGGGCAACAAAGCCACGTCAAAGGTAAAGGCGGTCAAGTAACATGGCATACGCAACTTCCGTACAAGTAAAAGACTATTTGGGCATTGCATCGACGGTGGTGGACGACAATCTACTTGGCGATCTGATTACGCGTGCGGAAGGCTTGATTGATGCTTACACCGGACGAACATTCACAGCCGTCACCGCCACGAAATACTTCGGCGAGAATTGCACGGACGGGCAGGATTTGATGCTTTACGGCGAAGACCTGCTGACTGTCACCAAGCTCACGAATGGCAACGCGGTGGAAGTCGCGAGCGGCAATTATCGCCTGTTCCCGCGCAATGACAATCCGAAGTGGATTATCCGTTTGGACGAGTCGCAATCGTGGAGTTTCTCGGACGGCGATAGCGAAATAAGCGTGGCTGGCACGTGGGGGTATAGCGCGACCGCTCCGGCTGATATCCAGCACGCTTGCGTCAGGCTGACCGCTTTTCTCTACCGCCAGAAGGATACATCGGCTGACATTGACCGACCGCTCATTACGGGCGATGGGGTCACGATTATGCCTTCTTCCCTACCGAGTGACGTGACGCGCATTCTTGACCGATACAAAAGGCGGGTGGGAGTATGAGCGCAAGCGCGATTTTAGGCGTTTATTCGTCACTGGCGGCTTTGTCTGTAAGTTTGGCGGACGGTACTGTGCCTTACGCCTACGATCTGGACGAGCTGCCGGATTCAATGACGACCGCGCAATTGCCGTGCCGGTTGCTCTTACCCGTTGCAACCATGCCGGGTGAAGGGCGTGAGGGCACGCACATTGCGATTGGAACGGCCATGTCAATCAACTGGCAGATAACCGACCTTATGCTGTGGCAAGCGTCCGAGCA